TTGTCTCAAGGGTTCTTTCGCCTTGGGGGTTTCGTCAATCGAATGAAACCATGTATATTTTGTAGAACAAGGTCGTGTATCGAATAGGGGTTTCAGACTGGTAGAGGGCAACCATCTTCGTTCTAAGCGATGATTGAGTTCATCTTCATACTCCATTAGTATGGAAGAATATTTTTATCTTATCGGATTCACTTATAATCTTTCCATTGTTTTAATATAAAGTTACGTCTATAAAAAAGAGTATGTGTGGAATCACGGTTTTCTTTGGCGACCGAACGGTTCCAAACGTAGACATGTATTTCAAAAGTGGTTCCAAACGTGGACCGGAACAATATACCTATGAATGTAACGAAGACGTGCATATGGGATTTCATCGGTTGGCAATTAATGGTCTTGATCCCAATTCTTCGCAACCATTACATTTCAAACACTATGTTATGGTATGTAATGGTGAAATTTACAATTACAAAGAACTCATTCAAAAGTATGCGTTTGTGATGGAGACTCAAAGTGATTGTGAAGTGATTCTACATTTATACGATCTATTGAAGGAAGATTGTCTCGATGAATTAGACGGAGAGTTTGCCTTTGTCATTCAGGACCTCACGACAGGGTTCCTATTTGTCGCGCGAGACCCTTATGGTGTAAGACCTTTGTATATGAATGAGCATGAAGACGCTTATTGTTTATCGTCTGATTTGCACCCGATGCGTTTTTTACCTAGAAATGGTGTGACTCATTTTCCTCCTGGACATTATGGTATTTTTGTTCCTCATATTTGGGGATATTCAAAAGAATTGACTCGCTTTCATTCGATTAAAGAGATAAATACATCACAAAGACATGTATACGATACGTTATGCAATGCGGTCTATAAACGTGTCACGAATACAGAAAGACCGGTCGCATGCCTCTTATCGGGCGGATTGGACAGTAGTATCGTTGCAGCGCTTGCCGCGAGATATTGCGAAGAAAATGGGTGTGTCTTGGAGACCTATAGTATCGGTCTACCCGGATCCGAAGATTTGAAATATTCTTCTAAAGTTGCCGAACACATTGGAAGTAAACATACCCAGATTCTTTGTAGTGAAGAAGAGTTTCTACAATCCATCCCTCAGGTGATCAAAGACATTGAAAGTTACGATACTACCACGGTGAGGGCAAGTGTAGGGAATTGGAATGTGGGAAAATACATACGAGAACATAGCGATGCCAAGGTCATCCTAAATGGAGATGGTGCAGACGAATTGATGGGAGGTTACATGTATTTTTCCGCGTGTCCAAATGCAGAAGAGTTTGACAAAGAATGTCGTCGTCTCTTGGATCATATTCATGAGTTTGATGTGCTCCGTAGCGACAAGTCGATTGCATCACATGGTTTAGAACCGAGAACACCTTATTTAGACAAAGCGTTTGTAGACGCCTATCTCAGTTTACCTCCTGAGTCACGTTTTCATGCTCCACAAGGAAAGATTGAAAAATATGTCCTACGAAATATCATTCAAACATTCAACCCTGAACTTCTTCCAATGGATATTTTGTATCGAAGAAAGGAAGCGTTTAGTGATGGGGTAAGTAGTCTACAGAAATCGTGGTATGAAATTATCCAAGAAAACGCACCTCCTTTGGATCCATCCGTAGAGTATCGACATAATCCACCTTCTACGGGCGAACAACAATACTATCGCAATTTATTTCGTCACTATTACAAAGATTGCGATGCATTGATTCCTTATTTTTGGATGCCCCGATATGTGAAGGCAACCGATGCAAGTGCGCGAACTTTAAAACAGTATACTCTTAACGTAGTATAAAAATACGAATGCGGTGAATGAGTGCACCACTGATCTGTAATTGGTTGGATTTATTCAAACATCGTTTCTTCGATTTGTATTCAGGGATGGGTCGTTTGATTCGGTCTAGGACTTTGACATGTTTCACGTAGACAGTATATCCTTCACATTGAACATAATGCACCTTGTTTGTGACCATACATGGATGCATTTTATCATCTACAAAACAAAGAATAGATTCTTTCTTCAAAAGACCGTTACTTAATTCAAGTAGTTCGATATAATCTTTGTGTTTCTTTTTTCGTAGGGGGTGTCCTTGGGTGATGACCTTATCAAAAAGAGAGTAGTCTAGCGTGTGATGGATATACGAGACAATGGAGTTTACAAACACATCATGATTGTTGTTGCTATAAATTAAAATACTTTTGATCTTGCCTGATTTTTTATAGGGGATCAAGGACTTTAGAAAGTCCATGAATAACGGACGAAATAATTCAGGAAATAAGTGGATCAATTCGTGGCAAGATAAGTCACAGTGTTGCATCATATGTACCAATTGTTCAAAATATCCAAGGGTATGATCCAAATCAAAAATGATATTCTTTTCGCACATAATTATTTTAGTTATGTACTATAACTTTATTTTATGTTGAGTATAAGAGATTGTAAGGACTTATTGAAATATTACCATATTTCAGAACCACCCAACCTAAGAAAACTGAAAGAGATCACCATGGATCTTTATCAGTCAAAAATATACAAAAATAGTTTACCTTGTTTTTATTTATGTAGGAGACAATCTAAAAACTTTAGAATGACACGAAAACAGAGATTATCCTTTTATATGATCTAGAATTTGAATGAGCACCTCTTCTTGTTTTGTATTTTTTTGAAAGAGAATGCATTCGTCCATTTTCAAATTGAAAAAACGGTTTCGGTTCTTCAACAACAAGACAATGGTTTGATGGATCCATTTGATGTCTGCAAGAAATCCACCACGACCCAAATCTAACGTTTTTGTATTTAGACGAAAAAAACGAATATAACTTCCCATTCTGAGTTCATCGATTTCGTCTACATATCTGTAGTCTGTCAACAACGTTTGATAATGTTTCATCTCATCCGGTTCCAACAATAAAGTGTTTAGGATTTTCTTTTTTCTATCTTTTATGGTGTTTGTATCGGTAATTTGATATTTTTGAATCTCCTCGATCACTTTGTCTAATTCAGACTCCATTCTATCTATTCTCAATATTTATTTAACTAGTAACTTCCGTAACATCCTCCCATTTCATTCGCTGCAAAAGGTTCTTGCATACCAAAGTTTGGATTATTCATTGTCATTGGTTCTTGTTGATTGGACGTATTCATGGGTAAATTTATTTGTGGCATCATTTGTGGCATGCTTGGCATACCTTGCGATTGTTGCATACCTTGTCCTTGAGATTTTTGGGATTGTTTTTTAGGGTCCTCTTCCATGCCCTCGGTTTTTAATCCAACCATAATCAACGCACGCTCTAATAAAATAGATAATTTTTCGGAGATGGAACTTTTCATACAGAATAACAAGAACAATACAGGCAACACGAGTTGAACCATATTTAATTTCTCATAAGGACTGTTGCTATAGGTTGGAATATAGAGAATCACCTTGTGGATGATCCAGAAGACGAAAAAAATCAAAAAGAGTTGTATGACGACTTCCGTGGTGATCTCAATGGTAGATTTGGTTGGATTTTCTGGGGGAATGTATTCTTTCATAAACTTTAGAAAAAGAACCAAGGGGATGATAGCAAGAAGGGTATACTGAAATACGTTAAGTAATTCATTTTTTTCAACGGGGGTTATCGTGGTTAAATAACTTACAAAGGAATCTGATTTGCCACCACCTTTAAATATTTCCTCCGTATCACTCATAATATAAATACGAAAGAAATTAAATCCGTAAATAACTTAAAACAAAACTATTTGAAGATAATATAATGAGCGGCGCTTCTGCTTTAGCAGCTGCTAAAAGAAGAAGAGCAATTCCTACCGAACCAACCCGTCCTTCCCAAAAAATACAAGAGAGAGACCGAGAACCCCGTGTGCAGTCAAACCCAGGTCCACAAGTTCAAACCCCTGCACAAAATCCATTGCATTTACTTTTGCAACATGAACAAAGATTGAATGATCTAGACAAATCTTTGACTCAACTAAAAATGACGGAGCAAAAACCCAATGCATTGACTCCAGATAGTCTACAGTATTTTAAAACACAGCATGATCTTATGCATCAGGAACTGAATGAACTTAAAAAGATTTTAATCAAGGTTCAAACCTTTTCCATGGAAACGAACCTAGATGTGTTAAAGATGAAGAAGGTATTGAAGACGGAGAAACAAGAATCGACCAGCGAAATTACCCATGAATCCGCGTCCAACGATTCGATCAGCGAATCGATCAATGAGTTCAACGAGACAACCGAAAAGGTTGTTTAATCCTATGGTATGTTCTTTTGACGACCCAGATAAAGGAATGGATAGAACTATGTAAACTCATGAAAGAAATGAAAAGATGGTCGTGGAAGTTCAACCCATCATGATCGAATGCGACGGACATTACGAGAATACCTTTGAATTATTCTATTGCTTTTTTTAAAGTTTTCATTGATTTATCCAACCCTACAGGTTCGTTTGAGTAATCTATTGGAGTTTTCCATTAAAAAAGAGTATTCCTTACATTATTATGTCTGTTCTATAAAATCGTAAAAACAATGAAAATTTAAACATTGGACAACATAATGATCCAGTATATAATGGTATTTATTCTAGTATTTTTCTATGCGCATCTTTATTTGCACTTTTTAGTCAATCCAAACAATCAATGTTCAATTGTGACGAATCTTACCAAAGAAGAGATTACCGATCACGTGTATCAAAAACAACCCTTTCTATTGGATGCAACCCTCTTTCGAAAGGACATTTGTTTAAAGAATAAAAGTATTGAGACAACTAGGAAGAGTCGTGTGGACACGTATAGTCTCGAGTATGATCCGGTTCCATCGTTAGAACCGTATGTTCGGTTTTATACCCATCGAACTGTATTGTGTGGTAAAAAGAAAAGAAAATGGATAGAGTCTAATGATTCTTGCCGGACATTTTATCGTGTCCATAAAGGATCCTTTCATGTCACGTGTATCCATCCACATAAGAAAGAGTGTATCCCTAAAAAGGACCTGAAACCATTGAAAAAGAAAGAGGATCTGATACACCTTACCTTACATGAAG